GTCATGGGGGTGCCGGCAGGCCGGCGCCCCGTGGGGGCTAGGGTTCGGCGACCGGGCCTCCTAAACCCGGTGCCCCATCGGCGTGTGCGCCGATGCAAAAGGACCCCCGCCGTAGCGGGGGTCCTTCGGTTGCGGTGTGGGCGGCTAGTTGTAGCCGCCGATGTACTCACCGGTTTCCCGTCAAGTTCATGTACCGTATTGGACATGAGCGAAATTGAGCAAGTGAGTCAGCGCGAGATCCTGGACACCGTTCGGCGCCGTTTCGGCATCGCACTGTGCGAAGTGGAAACGGGCGGCGGATGCATGGCGTTAGAGGCACGCCTTGAGTCCGGGCACTGGATTGTGGCGACCGATGAGAACCTTCGGTCGTTCCGGTCTCGGTTGCTGTGGGAGGCGGAGAACGACGCCCCAGCGGGATGGTCGGTCGGTATCTACCCGCATAGCGCGGTACCGGATATGGGGTGGTTCGGTGTCGATTCGGTGGTCGATGTCATCGACTACGACGCGTCCGGGCCTGCTCTTGTCGATGTGATCGGGCGCGCGCTTGCCGAGCTACTTGACGGGAAACGACGGTAACGCTACCGTCGCCTTTACAGGAAACAACACGACACGGAAGGTTTGAAGATATGAAACGGGAAACGATCGCACTGCGGACCGGTAAGAGTTCTACCGGTACTGCGCACGGAATGTTGGTGGAACGTGAGACCGATGGTGCTCTGCGCTTCACGGTCGTCGGTCACGACGGTAAGAAAAGGCACGCGGCGGTAATTCTGTCGGTCGCCGAGGTTTCGGGACTCCTGGACACCATCGGCGCCGCTATCCAGGAACGTAAGTGAAGGTTATGAAGGTTTGGGATAGTAACGACACGCAATTTTGCGACGGGTGCGGTGTTTATCACTATAGGGACGCGTGCACGGACGCATATTTCAACGACCCGGATAACTGGAGTTAAAAGCTATGGGTACTCGCATGGTGGTTTGGGAAGGTGTTTCGCAGTTGGACGGTAAGACACCGGTCGTCGTGTTGGCGACCGGTGTCCCTAACCGGGCCGGGAAACGACTGTCGGATAACCGTAAGACCGGCGATATGGTCCAGGTTTGGGTTTTGGTCGACGGTATGGAACCGCACACGGTTAAGGCGGAAGGTTTGGATACCGCGATATGCGGTGTTTGTCCGCATAAGAGTAAAGCGGCTGGTGGCTCTAACGCGTGCTACGTGTTTGTTGCGCAGGGTCCTTTGTCGTTGTACCGGGCTCATAAGCGCAACGGGTCCGATCCGTTTGATGTTTCTAGGCTTGAAGGTTTGAAGGTTCGGTTTGGCGCTTACGGTGATCCGGCGGCGGTACCGCTTGAGGTTTGGCGGTCTATCGCATCGGTGGCGTCCGGGGTGACCGGATACACGCACCAGTGGCGTGACGCCGATCCAGGTTTCGCAGAGTTTTGTATGGCGTCTGCCGATAGTGTTGAGGATCGTCGGCAGGCCCGGTTGAGGGGGTACCGCACGTTCCGTGTCCGCACAAGGCTTGAGTCCCGTTTGCCGGGTGAGGTGTCGTGTCCGGCGTCCGCCGAGTCTGGACATAAGACTGTTTGCGCGTCGTGTTTGCAGTGCGGCGGTACCGGTAACGGTCGCCGGTCGGATATCACGATCATTGCCCATGGGGCGAGTGCTGGCAATTTCAAGGCTCTGGCCTTGACAGGAAACAACTAAGGGAAGGTTTGAAATGAAAGATGAGTTCACGGAGTTAGAGCGTGTCGGTAAGTTCGCGCTGAGGATTGAACCACACTGGTATGCCGGTCACGGGTACGTCGCTAATTGCTGGCGCTACACGGTTACGGTTGACCACGCTTACGGTTGGTCTCATGCGGCTAGCGCACATTACAGCCGCGCCGATAACGCCGAGGCTTACGCCGTCACGGTCGACCGTGGGCGTGAAGCTTTCCGCCAGCAGCTAGCCCGTTTCGGTGTCGACACGGCGGAGGTTTCGCAGTGAAGGTTTCGCAGGCCCGGAAGTACTGGGAGTTCGATCACCTGGACAACGCGGGAGAGGTTTGGCGGTACGAAATCCTGTGGGCGCCGGCAATTCGTGAGTTGAGTCTGTTTTACCTTCCGCCCAACGGTCAGTCGTGGGAATACGGGCATAGCAAGTTTGTGCTACCCCGAACCGATGTCGAAGTTGCGGTGGCCGCTATGCGCCGTTTCGTAACAGGTTCGATTGGCATCGATGGCTATGAGGCGGTGCTGCCTTGACGGGAAACGACACGCCAGCAGACCCGGACCGTTTGAGGTTTCGTCTTGGTTTGCGGGGAAGTTCAGCGACGGAGAGGCATGAGAACAGGTTCCGCCGCCGTAAACGTCCGGGCCACGGCCAGCGTGGCGCTGAGGACCGGAAATCGATCGATGAGCAGAGAAAGGACTAGAGGCATGGTGTTGAGGTGGTCGGCGCTGGAGAACGGTGTCGTTGACGTTCCGAGGTTTGAGTTTGATTGGCACGCAAGCTGCTTTGAGTGCGATTGGGATTTCGCCGGCAATCACCGGTTGGTGGTTTGTGGTGAGGCTTCAGAGCATGCGGCGGAGTTCGAGCACGAAGTGGAGGTTTGGTGATGTTTGTTTACGTTCTGGATGTTGAGGTAGACGCTGGCAACGGCGACTACGTGAGTGCAACGCACGTGTATTCGAGGCTTGAAGCGGCGGTAGACGGGCTTAATGACTGGCTGATGGACATGCTGATCTATGCGGGAGAAGCGCACTACGACGAATCAGAGTTACGGGATGCTGCCGGTGAGGTTTCGTTTGTCGGTAACGATCTGCTGATTTCCAATGGGCCGTGGCATGGGGCTGACTTGACTTGGGGTATCAACCGGCATCAGGTATGGGAGGTTCTCCCGTGAGGTTTGATGAAGGCCAGAGGGTGTGTGTTGAACGTGACGAGGTTTCGTTTCCCGCCCGTGGTACTTGGTTTTGGTTTAGAGGTTTGAAGGGGCCGGTTGAGGAGATCAACCGGTGCCGGCGTTCAGCGGACACGGAGTACGGGGTCCGATTGCCAAGGTTTGGTTTGGTGTGGTTCAAGGCCCACGAAATTCGTGCCCTACGGGGCTCTCAGCGCAACGCTGGCGGGCGTTCCGGGCTGGGTGGGGTGATCACACCGGAGGCTTGAAACTTGACGGGAAACAGCCTGTGTGAGGTCGATCACAACACAAAAAAGATAGACGTATATGAAGAGAGTCAGGGAAAGGACTAAGGCATGGGATTCTTCAGCCAAGACTGCAACGGGTGCGGGCATCCGCTGCTCAGCATGCACGCAACCAACCACATCAACATGTGGATGAACGAAGTGGTCGCCATCCAACCGGATGGCGCCGTCCAGGAAGGTTTCTACGACGGGTACGGGCGGATCTACTCCGAGGTTTGGGATGGCGAGGATTGGATCGAGGAAACCTATGAAGAGGCTGTAGGTTTCGATGCCACAGTTTGGCACCAAGCCTGCTGGGCTTTGGAGGGCGAACCGATCATCTACCTGGGGCCTTCGGAACATTCCGAAGATCAAGGTTTTTTCTTTGGCAAAGGTACCCACGATATGCCTTTGCCGCTTGACAGTGATCAAGCGTATTGTTTAAGGCATGGTGAAAAAGTTGACCACGTCAGACGGGTCAAAACCTGAGCTTTCATTAGCGGTTATCGAAGATTTGAAGAGCAAAGGGCATAGCCAGGCCGATATTGCCCGCCTGTTCGGGGTGTCACGGCAAGCTATTACCTGGTGGAAGTACACCTACAACGGGGCGTTAACGCCCCGCGAAATTGTTCTTCAGAATTTCCCCTGGACTGATGTGTCGAAGAAACACGGGGAAACTTCGGTATACAGAAGGCTTCGGGATCACGGCGAATACATGGCTACCGGTGGCGCCGGAATGTCGTACGAAAAATTGCAGAGGCTTCGCAAATTTTATCGGGATCTCCGCGAACGGGACGTGGTTATCGAGTACGACCCGGCGCTGCCACCCCAACCAGGTTTCGCCATTAACGGAGGGTTCGCGTTGCGGCCCAGACGCAAGTCCGACGGGGACTTGCTGATCAGAGTCAACAAGCACACAACCCTCACCGAAGAGGGCCAGATGATCTGGGTGTTTCCCCCGCAGGAACCATAGGACTGGAAAATTGTCGGTCCTGTCTGTTTGGGTTACACCCCCACAGGGAGAGGACGACGTAGGTGGCAGCACCCACACAGAAAGCCGATGACGAGGTCATCACGTTTAGGCCGGCTTATCTTGTCGCGCTGAAAACGGAGGAAGGCTTGACTGTCTACCGCAGTGTGCTGGTGAAGGACACCAGCCCGATGTACCAGTCGGTCATAGAGCAGCTAGACGGCTACCAACTTGTCTCATCAAGTGTGTGCGTAGACCCGGCGATGATGTTCGGGAAAGCCGAAGAGCTTATCTATAGGAGGGTTGATGTCTGAGCATCGTTCGGTGTCCCAACTGAAGCTGTACGAGCGTTGCCCGTACGCCTACAAGCTTTCCCGCATCGACAAGGTGTGGCAGAGGCCCGCAGCGTGGCTGGCGCAAGGTTCCGCTGTTCACGAAGCAGCCGAAGCGTTCGAGCGGTCTGGTCGAACGATGACCGTCCCCGACACCCAAGAGGTTTTCAAAACCTCATACGAACAGCACATCAACGCGGCCTGCGAAATCACCCCGAACTTTCAGGTTTGGTTCAGTTCCGGTAGGTACGGCGGGCAAGTGGACATCGAACGGCGGTACCTCATCGGCCTCGAACAGGTCGAAAAGTACATCCGCTGGTACGACACCCACCCGGAGGAAGTCATCTGGGTTGCCGCAGACGGCACACCGGGCATCGAGCTAGGTTTCGACATCGACCTCGACGGTGTTCTAGTGCGAGGTTTCATCGACGCTGTCATCGATTCCCCCGCAGGTTTGATCGTCCGGGACAACAAGACCGGGAACAGCCCCGGCGACGATTTCCAGCTAGGTGTGTACGGGGTGGCGTTGGCGGAAAGCTACGGCATCGAACCGCCAAGCGTGGGGGACTACTGGATGGGTAAGTCAGGTAAACCGACCCGCCCTTACGACATCGCCGCCTGGACACGGGACAGAGTTTCCGAGGCGTTCCGGGTGCTAGAGGCGAACATCCAAGCGGGCCGTTTCGACCCGCTGCCAGACACAGCGAAATGCCGTTTCTGCGACGTGGCTTTTTTTTGCCCGTACTCGGCTTGACAGGAAACGAGAAAGGGGCGTAGATGTACACACCGCTTCAATCGCTGTACATCAAAGGGTCCGCAGGTGACCCGCTTCCCGTTGTGTGGGAATCGTTGCAGCAGAGAGGGACAGCCTTCCTGCGCGGCCAGCTATGCCTGATCTGCGCTGGGCCTGGGGTAGGTAAGTCTGCGCTCGTCCTGAATTACGCTTTGCGGGCTAAAGTCCCGACTTTGTATTTCAGTGCGGACTCGGACTCTTTCACCCAGTTGTCCCGATCTTTGTCGGTGCTGACGGGTTGGGGGATGGACAAGTCGACCCGCATGGTGAGGGCTGGTGACCTCGGGGAAGCAACCCAAGAGTTCGCCGGTATCCCCATCCGATTCAACTACGCCGCATCCCCGAACCTGGAGCAGATCGAATCGTCGATGGCCTCCTACGAGGAGGTGTACGGGGATTTCCCGATGCTCGTCGTTGTCGACAACATCACGAATGTTCGGACAGGCGGGGAGAACGACGACGACCCGTTCTCCGGTTTGGAAGCTCTGATGGATTACCTGCACGACATGGCGAGATCGACCGGGGCTTGCGTGGTCGGTTTGCATCACGTCACAGGCAAGTACAACGACGCCGACGAACCGATCCCACTGTCCGGTGTGAAAGGGCAGATCGCACGGGTCCCCGAGATGGTGCTGACGTTGCATAAGGTCGCCGCCGGTTTCGGCCCGGACCTGCTTTGTGTGTCGACGGTGAAAAACCGTGGCGGCAAAGCGGACCCGTCCGGGCGTGACTTCGTCGCACTGGACTTCACCGGGGACACCATGCAGATCACTGACAAAGGAAATGCTTGATGAATCTTGACCTGCTGCTTGCCATCAACTTGTTCATTTGGATTGCTTCTGTCTGTCTGATCGCGGCTGTGGACAGTCGGTGGTGAAACGTGTTCCAACACATAGAAGCCAGGATCGCCGGCATAAACGTAAAAGTTGCATTGACTGTGTCGATGAGGGGATCACCACAGCCCGGAAGGCACCTCACCCAGGCCCACGTTGCGCAACACACCACCGTGCAAAACGTGCGAGCCGACGATCCAGCACCCAAGAGCAAAGATGGATGCAGGTCTATGGAATCACCGGGGACGAATACTGGGCTATCTACCGATACCAGCTTGGGCGGTGCTTCATCTGTGAACGTGCAACAGGCGCAAGGAAAAGACTCTCAGTCGACCACTGCCACGCCACCGGAATTGTGCGGGGGTTGCTGTGCAGTACATGTAACTCCAGGGTACTTGGGCACCTGCGTGACGAAATATCCGCGTTTGAGCGGGCAATCGACTACCTGAAAGAGCCACCGGCGGTTCGGGTGATCGGGGAAAGGACGGTCCCGAATTTCTAGGCACAGCGGTCGATTCGACTGGAAGAAATACTCGAAGTACAGCGGGAACCTCATCGACTACTGGAGAGATAAACGTCGACCGCCCGAACATTCGGCGCCCGAGGACTTGACAGGAAACAGGGAGTGACATGAAACATGTGGTCATGTTCTCCGGGGGCATCGGCTCCTGGGCCACCGCGAAGCGGGTAGCTGAACAGCACGGCACCGACGAGATGGTGCTTGTGTTCGCGGATGTGAAGGGAGACAACCCGTCACCGCACATCGGTGAGGACGAAGACACCTACCGGTTCATCGAGGACGCCGCGAAGAACATCGGGGCGGAACTGGTTGTCGTTAAGGACGGCAGGGATATCTGGCAGGTCTTCAAAGATGATGACAGGTTTCTCGGAAACTCACGCCTGGCGAACTGCTCGAAGTTCCTGAAGCAGAGACCTAGCCGTAAATGGTTGGAGGAGAACTGTTCCCCGGAGGACACGGTGGTGTATGTCGGTATCGACTGGACCGAAACGAAACGCCTACCGGCCATCGAGTCGGCGTACCTGCCTTACGTTGCTAAAGCACCGTTGTGTGAGGCGCCGTTCCTCGACAAGCAGGACATGATCTCCTGGGCGGAATCTGAGGGGTTGGAACCTCCACGCCTGTATGGGAAGGGTTTCCCCCACAACAATTGCGGCGGCGGATGTGTGCGGGCCGGTCAAGGGCAGTTCAAGTTGTTGTTGGAGAAAGACCCTGAACGGTATGCGGTGTGGGAGCGCAAAGAGCAGGAACTGCGGGACTATCTCGGTAAGGATGTGGCGATCCTCCGGGACCGCAGCAAAGCGAAAGTCGCTGAATACAACAGGCGCAATCCGGGCGAAAAACCCTCCACCGCTGTCCCTTTGACGTTGAAAGCGTTCCGGGAGATGGTCGATTACCAGCCAGCACTGATCGAGCTTGACGAGCTTGGCGGCTGCGGATGTTTCGTTGACGACGACTTGACAGGAAACCATTAATGTACAGCGACGTTGTTGTTCGGCCCCAATGTTTCTTCTGCGACCGGATCTTGTCATGGGATACCGCGCTGATCGCCCCGTTCGGGGCGGTGCTGTGCGCGGAGTGCGACGGGGATGGGGTCGCTGATGCTTGATGACCCTTTACGTCCGGGCCTGGAAACCCCGACAGACATCGACCTGATTTCCCGGCTCACCCGCAGCGAGCGGGAAGAACGGGTGAAGTTCCTCATCGCGCAGGCCGACGAGATCGTCCAGATGGCGCTCGACCAACACCAGGGCGCCCACCGGATCGCCGGTACGTGCGTCCTGTTCTCTGGCGGTAACGACTCCACGGTGTTGGCGCATCTGATGCGTAAGCACGCCACACATGCGGTGCACTGCAACACCACCATCGGGATCGAGGAAACCCGCCAGTTTGTGCGGGACGTGTGCAAGCAGTGGGGGTTGCCACTTCTGGAGGAAGTGGCGCCTGTGACGTATCGGGAACTGGTGTTAGACCAGGGGTTCCCCGGCGCCGGCCATCACTTCAAAATGTTCCAACGCCTCAAGGAGCGTGGCCTTCGACAAGCCCGCAGGAAGATCGTCACCGACCCCCGCAAGGAGCGGGTTCTGTTCCTCGCCGGTAGGCGCAGGCAGGAGTCCGCGCGGCGGGCTAACATCCCGCTGCACGAACGGGAAGGGTCCACGATCTGGGCCTCACCGATAGCTCTCTGGACTAAACCGGACATGGCGACATACCGGTTGATGAACAGAGACACCGACCCGGTGCCCCTCAATGAGGTGTCCGAGAAGATCCACATGTCCGGTGAATGTTTGTGCGGCAGTTTCGCTAAACCGGGTGAACTCGAAGAGATCGGTGCGTGGTTCCCGGAAGTTAAAGCGGAGATCGAAGCCCTTGAGGCTGAGGTTAGGGCGTTAGGGAAGTTCCCTGAGCATCGCTGCAAGTGGGGTCACGGCAAAGGTAAAGCGACCAAGAAAGTCGGAAGCCTGTGCACCTCATGCCAACTGGACCTGTTTGAAGAGGAGAGTGAGTGAAGCTTTACCAGGAGATCATCCTTGATCACTACAAGAACCCGAGCAATCAAGGGCTCGATGAGGATTTCACCTCTGAGGGGTATGCGGTTAACCCGATCTGCGGTGACGAGATATCTGTGCGGTTCAGCGGAACCCAGTACGTCCACATGACGCACATGGTGTCGGGTTGCGCTATCAGTCAAGCTGCGGCGTCGGTTCTGTCGGAGATCCTCGACGGGGCTAAATGTGAGTGTGTTGAGCGGTTGGTGGATCAGTTCTGCGCAGCGGTGTCTGGCGGTGAGTTCGACAGCGATCTTCACGATGATCTGGAGGCGTTCAGCGGGGTGGTTCGGTATCCGGCCCGCGTGAAGTGCGCTTTGTTGCCCACGGTCGCGGTTCGCCGCGCCTTGACAGGAAACGAGAAGTAGGTAAACTCGATGCCAAGGATTCTGGATATGTTCTGCGGGGCTGGTGGCGCAGGTATGGGCTACCACAGGGCAGGCTTTGATGTGATCGGAGTGGACATCGCGCCGCAACCGAACTACCCGTTCTTCTTCGTGCAGATGGACGCGTTAGAGATGCTGTTAGGCAGCTTCACAAAGTTCGATGCTTTCCACGCTTCTCCTCCATGTCAGGCGCACTCCGCTCTCGGCAAGGGCACGAACGACAACTCTGATGAATACCCGGACTACCTGGAAGTGACTCGGGCTGTTTTGAAAGCGACGGGTAAGCCTTACGTCATCGAGAACGTCCAGTCCGCACCGATGGAGAACCCGATCACGCTGTGTGGGGAAATGTTTGGTCTCCGGGTGATCAGGCACCGGCTGTTTGAGTCGAACATTTTGCTCATGCAGCCGGAACATATCAAGCATCGAGGCCGGGTTGCGGGTTGGCGTCACGGCGAGAAGTTCGACGGCCCGTACTTTGCGGTTTACGGCAACGGAGGCGGCAAGGGCACTTTGGATGAGTGGCGCACCGCAATGGATATGCCTTGGGCGCAGACGAAGCTGGAGATCGCTGAGGCTATCCCACCCGCCTACACGGAATACCTCGGGCATCAAATGATCGACTACTTGACGGGAAACGGCAAAGCCAGTGCCTGAACCGCTGATAGTTGCCGCCATCCAGCGGTGGCACCCCGAATGGGAGCCGCCAGCAGACAACGGATACGACTGGATCTCCACACTGTGCCCGTTCCACCAGGAAACGAACCGTTCCGCGTCAGTGTCCTACCACCGGAACGCGTTCCACTGCTTCGCCTGCCCGGTCAGCGGGGACGCGATCTCTCTCATCCGAAACCAGGAAGGGGTGAACTATGCAGAAGCTCTCCGAATCGCAGAGGAGCTTTCTGAGGGAAGCTACATCCCGCTATCACGGAAGCCTGCCCGGAAGTCAGGCAGAAGAGTATTTGGTGCAGCGCGGCCTGGGATGGCCGTCCCTGAAGGATCGGATGTCCCGCTTCCGACTGGGATACGTCAAAGAACCGCTCCCTGGACATGAACAGTTCAGAGGGTTCCTCGCCATCCCGTATCTGCGTTGGTCGCAGGAACACGGGTGGGCCGTCGTGTCGATGAGATTCCGGTGCATCGAAGACCACGAACACACAGGGCACGGGAAATACATGACCTGCGCCGGCGACAGGCCACGGCTGTACAACACCATCGCCTTGCTTCAGGACTCCCCGTCTATTGCGGTCACCGAAGGTGAGATCGACGCGATCACCGCGCAGGTGTGCGGGATGCCTGCCGTGGGTGTGCCTGGGACTCAGACGTGGCAGACCCACTACCGGGAGCCTTTCCTCGGCTACCGGGACGTGTTCGTCCTAGCCGACGGCGACGAGGCCGGGATGCTGTTCGCCAACACTGTCGCGGCGTCGCTCCCGAACGCGAAAGTCATCCCGATGCCGCCAGGGGACGACGTGAACTCCCTTGTTTTCCAACACGGAAAAGATGCTTTCCTCGAAAGGATTTCATGAAAACCGTTGTGTACACCCAGCCGGATTGTCGGGCCTGCGAGCGTGTGATCGGGAAGCTCCGCGAATCCGGTATCGACCCGGAAGTCATTGATGTGAGCCGGGATCTGGTCGCAAAGGACTACCTGACCCGATTCCTGCGGGCTTCCTCCGTACCGGTCATCGAAGCCCCCGGATTCGACGCAGTCATCGGATATCAGCCCGACAAAGTCAAGGAGATCATCGATGCGCTTGGAGTTTAACTTCTCGGTGGGGATGGAGTTCCCCAAATGGGTTGAGCGGATACATGACTACGTGTGGACAGATGAGGAGGAAGACAATGAGTGATTTCGGTTACCGGCTAGACAACGCCAAAGACGGCCAGGAGTTCACCAAGATCATCATGGGTTTGTTCACCGACCTCGAAAAGAGGATGGAACACGAGGCGGATGAAGATGAGTGACCCGATCTCCCCGGACCACTACCAGTTCCCCAACGGGGCACAAGTCATTGACATCACCGAGAACCTGTCCTTCAACCTCGGCAACGTGGTGAAGTACGCGGCCCGCGCAGGCCGCAAATCGCCGGACCCCCTTGAGGATCTACATAAAGCGAGGTTCTACCTGAACCGCGAGATTGAGAGACTGACATGAAACGCATCGTCATCATCCCGGACACCCAACTTCCATACGATGACCGGAAAGCGTTGAAGGCGATCATCCGGTACATCGGGGACACCCAACCAGATGAGGTCATCCACATCGGTGACGTGATGGACTACCCGCAGCCGTCTAGGTGGAATAAAGACACGGCGGGGGAGTTCCAGGGTTCGGTGTTCCGGGACAGCGAGGACGCCAAAAGGCGTCTGCTGGAGCCCCTCCGGGCGGTGTACGACGGCCCGATAGGGGTGCATGAAGGTAACCACGACGAACGCCCCCGCACCTACCTCGCCAAATACGCACCCGCCCTCGCGGAGTCCAAGGCGTTCAACGTCGAAACCCTCCTGGACTTCGACAGGTTCGGTGTTCGTCTGTTGCCGGAGTTTTACAACGTCGCTCCGGGCTGGGTCACAACCCACGGGCACAAGGGCGGCATTTCGATGTCACGTTTCGCCGGCCACACAGCGTTGGGTGCTGCCACGAAGTTCCAGAAGTCTGTGGTGATGGGTCACACCCACCGGATGGGGTTGACCTCGCACAGTTTCGGGTTCGGTGGGGTGGTCCGTAAGACCGTTCACGGTTTCGAGGTCGGTCATCTGATGGATATGAAGCAGGCGCAGTACCTCAAAGGTGCTGCGGGTAACTGGCAGAAAGGTTTTGGTCTTTTGACTGTTGATGGCGGGCATGTGAAGCCCGAGCTTGTGTTGATCGATAAGGGCCGTTTCACGGTCGATGGCAATGTGTGGGAGGTCTGACTTGACAGGAAACGATATGCAAAAGGTGATCCGTAAGGCTGCTGAGTCTGCGGTGGTGGAGTGGTTCAGCGGGCAGTGGGAGCGTCAGGCCCAGACGGTTGATGATCTGAACCAGGACTTGTGGGTGTGGTATCTGGAGCGTCCTGAGACTCAGAGGAAGATCGCTGGGTTGTCGGAGCCGGAAGCGGTGAAGACGGTGATGCTGCACGCAGCCCAAATCCTGAGCAAGCAGACGCTGGAAGGGAACACGTTTAACGGAAAGGACATTTTCTCTTCAGACTCGGTTAAAGAAGCTCTAAAGGGAAAGTCGTCTAATAAGTACCTTCAGACGATTCTTCCGACCGCAATGAGATCGCTTGATGGGGTTCATGCAGAAGCCATCCGTAACCGCTATGAAGACGGAGTTGTACCCAAAGAAGGTGCCGCCAAGTTCATTCTGTTCTATGCGCTAAAGGCTCTTACCGCTGAGGTGAACGTCCGATATATCACCGCTGAAGTCCAGGGCGTCGGAAGCGCCACAGCCGTGTTCCCCCACACCCGCAAAGCCAAAGGTGGACATGGGGACCCGACAGGCGACATCGGAACCCAGATGGCCGACAGACCCTACGAATACGAAACAGGTGAAGACCTTCGACCCCACTTTTACGCGCCGTCGGACATGAGACAGTGGTCTCACGGGGCGGCAGCCGAACCCACCTATGACCTCTGCGAGGTCAACGGAAAAACAGTTCGGGTGCGGCCCACAGGCGAAGAAGCTGTCCTTCTGCGGAACAACCCGCAACTACTCGCAGCCTACCTTGACGGGAAACGGAAGCTGGTATGCACAACATAATGGATTTCACATACAACCACATGGGCGGCTCCGAGATGTATCGGTCGACCCTGTTCCCGGATCTGTTTCCGCACGCCAAACCGATGCTGCTGCACAACTGGTGCGCCGAAGACATCGAAATGTATTGCACCGGAATAAAGGAGGAGAAGTGAAGTACGCGTACGACGGCGAATACCCCTACTACAACAAGCCGCCTTGGGATGACGAGGAGTTACAGCCGTTCGATTTCGAGGACGACTTCCCGGACGACGAAGAGCAGCAATACGCCCTGTGGGCGAAGCAACTACGAGAGGGCTACTGAACAAGTGACTGACATTAACTGGGGTCCGACAGGGGAACTGGTTTACAACCGCACCTACTCAAGGGTGAAGCCGGACGGCACGAAAGAAACGTGGCCGGAAACGGTGGAGAGGGTGGTCGACGGCAACCTCGCCTTGGTCGAGGAGCGTCACCAGCTTGAAGACGAACGCCAACAGTTGATCGACATGATGCTGGACTTCAAAATCCTGCCAGCAGGACGCCACCTGTGGGCATCCGGGGTTAAGAACGCGCAGCACCTGTTCAACTGTTGGGTGGCCGGTTGGACAGCCAACCCGTCCGATCACTTCGAGTTCACCTTCATGAGGTTGATGGAGGGTGGTGGTGTTGGCGCTAACTACTCCAACTCAAACCTGAACGGGTACCCCCCGATCCGGCACTCGCTGCAAGTTCACATCGTCTGCGACCCGGAACACCAGGACTACCAGGGACTTGCGGAAGCCGGTCTGCTGTCCATCGACTACGACTCCGATTGGGCTGGGGCGTTCCAGATCGAAGACAGCCGGGAAGGTTGGGCTGCCGCACTCACCGATCTGATCGACACCCACTACCGGGACGAAGCCGTACACACGCAGCGTGTGTACGACGTGTCGCGGGTTCGCCCTGCCGGGGCGAAGCTGAAGACGTTCGGCGGTAGAGCTTCCGGGCCTCTGCCGTTGGCGAAGATGCTGATCGAAGTTGCAGCCGTGTTGGGTGCCCGCGCAGGGGATTACCTCGACGGTATCGGGGCAATGGAAATCGACCACGCTATCGCACAGTGCGTGGTTGCCGGCGGTGTGCGCCGTTCGGCACGCATGGCAATGATGCACTGGGCTGACCCGCAGATCGAAAAGTTCATCGACATCAAACAAGAATCGCTGTCGCACTGGACAACGAACATCAGCGTCGAGGTCGATGAAAAGTTCTGGTATCAAGCCAAACAAGGCCACGCATGGCACGCGGCGAAGGTGCTGAAGTCAATTGCGCGGGGCATGGTGAACAACGGCGAGCCAGGATTCTGGGATTCCAGCTTGTCGAATGTCGGTGAACCTAACTGGGTGGAATGCACCAACCCGTGCGGGGAAATCACGTTGGAGCCGTGGGAGCCGTGCAACCTGGGCCACGTCAACCTCGCCGGGTTCGTGGACAAGCGTGGGCAGGCAGACATCTACGGGCTGTACCAAGCACACACGTTGATGACCCGGTTCCTGATCCGGGCAACCTTCAGTGAGGTCGGTGACCCGAAGTCGCGTGAGGTGCTCGACCGCAACCGCCGTATCGGTGTAGGCCATTTCGGTGTGGCGAGCTACCTCGCCATGACCGGGACGAAGTACTCCCACGCACCACGGGATGACTCGTTCAAGTCTCTGCTCAGGCAGATGTCCATCGCGGTCGACGCAGCCGCGCTGGAACTGTGCCACGACCTCCGCATCCCCGTGCCGGTCAAGAAACGCACAGTCGCACCGACAGGCACCATCGCCAAACTGTCCGGGGTGTCGGAAGGTGTACACCCGATCTTCGCCCGGTACTTCATCCGCCGTGTCCGGCTGTCCAAGGTCGACCCGGAACAGATGAGCATGGTGGACAAGTACGAGGCGCAGGGTTTCGAAGTCGAGGACGACATGTACGCCGACAACACAGTGGTTGTGTCTTTCCCGACGAAAGACACACTGGTGCAGGCTGTCACGGACATTTACGGGTCTGACGGTGAGGATTTGGTTGAGGCTGCAAGCGATCTGACGTTGCAGCAGATGCTCGCATTCCAACGCCTGTACCAACAGTACTGGGCTGACAACGCTGTGAGCTTCACCGCGAACGTCGACCCGTTGCAGTACAAGCCTCAGCATGTTGAGGACCAGTTGCGGGCGTTCGCAGGGCACCTGAAAGGGGCCACGATCTTCCCGGAAGCGTCGATGCCTCAGTCGCCGTACGAGCGGATCAACAAGTGGGAGTACGAATCCGCTCAGTCCAAGGAGATCTCTGACGGGGTCGATGAGGAGTGCGCTAACGGCTCCTGCCCTGTCCGATAACACATCCCAACAACAAGGCGGCACACACCGTGCCGTGTAACCAACCAAGAAGGAAAGATAAATTGACCGATCCGTTCGCTGATGTCATCGAGGAGAACCACGGCGGCGAGGCTGCTGTCCTGGCGCCTACCGTCAACCCGGAAGGGGGGACGCGTGTCGGCATCACCCTGAAGGGTGGCGCCGCTTTCGAAGCCCCCTGGCTCACACCGTCCTACCCGTCGTGGGCGGCTGCGGCAGAGGACCTGTCGGACCCGGACACGCAGAAGAACATCGTTTCTGTGATGGCGAATGTGGCGAAGATCAACGCCGCGTTCGTCGCTAAAGTGTCGGGCTCCGCACCGGCCAGGCCTGTGAACAACACCGGCTCCGATGTTCCGACCCGCCCCGGTCAGGAACCGCCAGCAGGTGCACCGCCTGCACCCGGCCCGGACTGGGCGTACAAGACCGGCATCAAGAACGACAAGACGTGGCAGGGCTGGTTCCCGCCGCGTGGTTCCGAAGCCAAGCCTGTCTGGTTCTAACTCGGATGGGGGAGAGGCTTTCGGGCCTCTCCCCCCTCCAACAATCAAACCGAAAGGAGACCCGTGAGGACACAGAAACATACTGTTGGCGGCGCCCCCGTCACCATCAATGTTGTCGAAACCGCAGAAGACCTCACCGAGTTCGACAGGTTCATCCAGAAGAACCTGAAAGTTCTTGCGGTCGACTCCGAAACGACCGGGCTTGACATTTACTCAGACGGGTTCCGTTGCAGGCTCGTACAGTTCGGCAACCCCCGCGAAGCGTGGGTGGTGCCTGTCGAACGCGGATCAATCTTCCAAGCCCACGCGGTGAAAGCTTTGCAGGCTTTGGAAAGGATCATCCTCCACAACGCCTCCTATGACCTGCAAGTCTTTGACAGGACATTGTGCGTCCCGATGGAATGGCTCTGGCCGAAAGTCACAGACACCCGGATCTTGGCGCACCTCATCGACCCACGCTCACCGCGAGAGCAAGGCGTCGGAACTTCCCTTGAAGACCTCACCCGGCGTCACATCGACGCGGAGATCGCGGACAACGTCAAAGGTCTGATGAACACACTTCGGCTGCGCCACAAAGTCCTGATGAAGGACATTTGGCGGCTGGTGGATCTGAACGACCCGGACTACCAAACGTACGCCGGGATGGACACCATCCTCGCCGCCCGTCTGTTGCAGATCCTTGACCCGCTAGTGCCGGCGGTGTCCCGGAAGCTGATCGGGGATGAGATCAAACTCGCTGAGGTGTGCGCCAGCATCGAGCGCAACGGATTCCAGATCGATATCCCCTACACCAAAGGGCTTTCCGAGGAACTGTTGAACGAGGAGTTGATGGCGAACTATCGGGCCGAACAGATGGGCTGCCTGAACCTGTGGGCTACAGAGCAGGTAGCTGATGTTTTGGAGTCCAGGGGTATCACGATCCCGGAGCGGACAGAGACCGGGCTGCGGAAGGTCGACAAAGTTCTGTTGGAGCGGCTGCGGGACGGAGGCGACGAGTTCGCCGCCGCAGTCGTCGAAGCAAAACGTGCCCGTAAGTGGAGAACAACATGGGTGGACGGTTTCCTTCAAGGTGCCGACCACCGTGGCCGCTGCCACGCCTCGATCAACCCGCTGCGAGCCCGCACAGCCCGCATGTCCATCACAGGCATTCCAGCACAAACCCTTCCAGGTAAGGACTGGATTGTGCGGCGCTGCTTCGTCGCGGACGAAGGGCACCGGATGGTCTCCGTGGACTATCAGGCGCAGGAGTTGAGAGTTCTAGCCGCGCTGTCCGGTGACCCGACGATGCGGAACGCCTTCAAGACAGGTGCTGACCTTCACCAGATCACAGCAGACGCTTCTGGCGTAGACCGGTCTGTAGGCAAAACAGTGAACTTCGCGTACGTCTACGGTTCCGGACCTCGCAACATTGCGGAGCAGTGCGGCATCTCGCTGGACACCGCTAAGTCTGTGATCGCCGGTTTCGAGCAGGCGTACCCGAAAGTGAAGGAGTACACGGAGAAGCTGCAACGGCAGGCGGTGTTCGACGGGTGTATCACTACCCCGTTTGGTAGGCGGTTGCCTGTAGATGAGAGCCGCCCTTACGCGGCCCTGAACTACATGGTGCAGTCCTCGTCACGTGACGTAACCGCGCAAGGGTTGCTGCGACTGCACAGCGCAGGCTTCACACCGTATTTGCGGCTACCGATCCATGACGAGGTTCTGGCCTCCGTCCCCGCCGATAAAGCGGAATGGGGTGCCAAACGGATCGGTGAGCTTATGGCAACCACCTTTAACGGGGTGCATATCGGCACCGACGCTGAGGTCGGTGGCCGTTCCTGGGGCTCGCTTTACGGTTCGGATTATTAGCTTGTTCCGCTGCCAGCGGAATCATCGAATTAACGGAACGAAAGGGTTTGACAATGGATGAGCGTGAGTTTTTCGACAAGCTGTACCAAATGTGGGCTAACACCACCGGGGCGCAAGACCGGTACTGGGACTACCAAAAAGACGGCAAAGATTACTTCTTCAACATCAATGCTGTCGGTGAGGACGGTGACGGTAAGTTCGTGGCTTCAGTTCTGTTGGATGAAGATGCTGACTTCATCACCGCGATCCACGGCTGTTTCCCCGATCTTATCCGCACTGTGCTGGCCGCTTTGGATGAAGCGGACAGGGCTGATTTTGATAAGGATGCGCGGGAGTGCCGTATTGCGGAGTTGGAGGCTGAGTTGGCTGAGTTGCGTGCCGATTTGGAAGGGCTAATTGCTGGATGAGCAGACCAGGCTGGAATGACTATTTCATGGGAATAGCAGAAGCGGTATCGGAAAGGAGTGACTGTGAACGCTCGAAGGTCGGCGCGGTGGTTGTTAAAGACCGCCGCGTCAGGGGCACAGGCTACAACGGAAGCCCTGCTGGTACACCTGGGTGTGCTGACTGTCCTCGAAGATTATCGAACGTACCTCCGGGTTCTGACTACACCACAGGGGAAGGCCGTTGTGTGGCCGTCCACGCGGAAATGAACGCACTGTTGTATTGCGACCGGGAGGATTTGGTGGGTGCAACTTTGTATGTGACTAGGGAGCCGTGTTATGCCTGCGATAAGGCTATTCAGGCTGCGGGTGTTCACGGGG